CTCCTCGCTGTATGTTCTTATCACCATCTGATCACTTAAGCTTAGTTTGTAGTTGACCACACACAGTGGTTCTTTACAGTAGCTGCAATTTATAAATACCATTTGAACACCTCCATAATCTATGTATGCGAAGAGATGCTCAAATGGCAGCGATTTCTACAAATTATTCTTATCCTTGCCTCCGCCGCTTTTTAACTGTTCAAGAATAGCTGTGAGCTTCTCCGGTACTGGCAAGCCTAATCTAACTGCATTCTCTAATATACTGATCCCTTCATTGGATAAGTAGAAGAAGATGATCGCGGTTCTTATTGCACTTCCATTTGCTAATATGTCCTGATCAATAATATGTGCTACACCGACGAGAGAAAAGATGACCACCTTTTTGAAGATTCCTCTAGCACCTACCTCACTCGATAAGTGCTTCTCCAATATGGCACAAAATACGCCAAGCAAATAATCAATAACAACAAATACCACCAGTGCATATAAAAACCCGTCAAAGCCACCTAACAAATAGCCTATCCAACCTCCGATCGCTGAAAGTATCAACTGTATAAAATTCCATATATCTTTCATGTTTTTTCCTCCAAATTAAATAAGAGCATTAAGCTCTCTCCTTAAGGTATTGATACAGCATAAACCTGTACCCCATCATAACCATTATTTCCGCTGCCATCCTTTCTATAAGTAATTTTCAGTATGTGTGATCCTTCTGCCAAAGTCTTTTTACAATACATCGAAACAACATTACCTTGTATTTTTCCAGAAATATCTACGTCATCAATATAGATGTATGCGTAGTCATAACCTGATTCAGATTCACAGCCTACCCAAATAGCAAAATCACCTGTTCCACTTGTAAAAGTCCACATAAGCTGCTTAATACTACTTGGTGCACCATTAATTCTAAGAGCCGAATTGAAATCTGTAGATACATTGACTTCCACAATGTTTTTTATTGCGTCTCCGAATAATAAACTATAAAGGGCTTCGGGTTTGTAAAGATTGCTCCAAGGGTAATTTGACCCTACTAAAGATACCCTAAACCACTTACCCACCGGTCCGTAGTATGTAGCTAAATATTGATAGTTATCATTGAACATAAATACAGTCTGTCCATTAGTCGGATTTGTTGGAAGTTCAGTTACAACTCCTATTTCTCCTCCTCCACCTCCAGCAACTGTTATGAATTCAAGACCGGTTGCTTCTCTATTTACCGCTACTACTTTCATTGCACTTCCAGCATAATCCTCCGGTGTATCTGCTAAATCGGTGAAATGGTGCAAATGTAATTCTTGTGCATATACCCCGTCATGGCCATGCTCGTTATCAGATTTTTCGTTAATCCTGGTATTTAGTGAAGTAATCATTTGATTTACTTCTGTCGAAGAATAGTTGCTGCTCGTGGATGGTGCAACGGACAAAACATCTGCTCCTCCACTAAATTGTGTCATCCTATCAACCTTTTGATTTAGTTTTATTTCATGCTCAAGCATCGCATTGTTTAGATCTAGAACATACTTCAAGTCGCCAGTATCGCTATCTTCACTGACTGTTATCCCCTTAATTCGCACTGCACCATAGAACCCATCATTATCATGTCCTTCAGGTGGTATATTCCATCCAATCCAGTCTCCAATAAGATATGTTTCAAAAGGCTTAATCTTATTACCTTCAATATCACTGAATTTAGAAACTGTACCCTGGATACCCCAAACAGGATAAGCAGCCCGACTAAGGTACGCCTGGCCATACTCCGAGAGACCCTCCAATAGATTGCTTGCTGAGAGATATCCTTCTCTACGACCAAAGGTAGTCTGGCTATCTGTATGTGAAGCTACTGCAATTGATTTTTCACTTCCTTCAATCAGCACTTCATTTACAAGCGAAGTTCCATCACTCTGGTTCTGATGATTTAATATTGCTTGGCCAGGCCTGTATATTACTTTATCGTGAAGATCTTCACCTTTGTTTTTATAGATTTTTAGCCTCAAATCTGGCGTCATCTCTATATCAAAATATCCTAATCCATCAGTAAATTTTGTAATGACTTCAGTTAAAGGAGTCCCTACTCTAAATGATAAGCTGATACTCTCGGTGAATAAGTTGCCTAAACTGTCCTTATCATTTTCCCACCCAATCGCTACTCCTTGAAGTCCGCCTCTCATCTGAGCTTCCTGAATAAGTTTCCTTAGAATTTTACTTGCCGTTCCAGAAAAGCTTCGATCAAGTACAGGATCAGCCAAATTCTCCGGGTACACGACTGCCCAACCTAGCATCGATAGGACGCCTCGTCCACTAACTTCGATGATTTGATTTTCCGAAGGATCTACGTAGTTTGGCTTCTTAGTTTCAATGATCCATTTAAAGATCGGATTTCCATCCAGTTTTACAATCACGAAGTTCTGATCTCTTATGTACTCACTATTGCCTCCAAGCCTGTCATACCGGCTTATGGAAAAGTTTCCTGAACCTGCATTGTTTTGAACCATCTGGAAAGCTTTATTGAAAGCTCCATCCAATTGACATAGCACTGTATTAGGATTCTCCCTAGCACAAATGAAAAGTTCAATCCCAATATCATCTGTAGGGATTCCTGCGTAGACCTCGAACCCTTTCACGTTACTATCTCTAGTAGAAGGCGCTGTCAGTCGGACCTTTACTGGACCACTTTCTGCTTCAGCTGGTAGCTGGAACACGATCTCATTCCAAGACCAAGATAAAATGCTGCATAGCAGATCATGGATGTACACAGAACCACCGTAGCTCCTAAGAAATCGAACCTGATTTGTAATATCTGGCTCATAGGAATATCCGAATCCATTTCCATAGATTGTTAGTACTGAACCAGCTGGTCCCCTTGATGCAGAGATCTTTGTGATGTAGGGAAATGGTGGATCATCTGTAATATTTTGATAATGATATAAACCTCTTTGATTGTTCCATTGTGGCCCTGACTTACCAACATTTTCATATTGATACAGGATTCTTTTGTTACTCCGAGGAATAGGTGCTTTTCCCACATTTAAATATTGTGATAGCGTTCTTTTATTACTCCTTGGGATTGGCGCTTTTCCAATATTCTCATACTGGTAAAGGGTCCTTTTTATGATTTGTGAGATTGTAAGTGACCTAAAATCGGATACAAGAACTCCACTAGTATTTTCTGCTTTTACTCTCCAGTACCAAAGATTTGGTTCTAGAACGATTGAAAAACGAATCGTACTTCCACTAGCAACATTGACATATGTCACTTGCTTTCGATCATCACTATCAAAGCTATTTAATCTATCCACTTCAAGAGTGAATTTTGTTGCTGGTAAAGCGTCTATTTCATCTAGATAACTCACATCAAATGCAATCGTACGATCGATAAAATTTACTTCATTAGTTGGACTATTCAGGGTTATCATGGGAAGGCCCATGTGACATCACCTCCTACGACCAGCTTCCAACGGTCACAATACACCTACCAGCTTTTGGTCCTAAAATTAAAGGGGGTGCTCCCAGTAGATTTCTGACATATATTGCTGTACTCAAATTATTTGGTGCGATGGATGCAATATCTATGGTTGCGGTCCACGGTCCATTCTCTGAAAAGGATAGACCGAAATCTGAGTGATTGAGCTGTAAATTTATGTTGTTCGCCATTTTCGTTATGCTAGCATTCTTTAGTTTAAATGAATTTATCTGCGTAGTTCCTTCTGGACGATCTCCCCAATCAAGCAGTTCCGTTTTCTCAGTTCCATCTGCATTACAAAATAGTATGTCATCTGTCGTCTCACCAGATGCTTTTCTTCCGTAAAGATGTATGAATTGCAAATAGTTTGCAGCCACATAGAATCTCATTCTAATAACTTTATAAGAGGTGGAAAAGGAAATAGGTTTGATTTCAGTTCTCCAAATGTAGGCAGTAGGTCTTGGTGCAAATGGCGAACCGCTAGGAAAAGCTGCTGTCTCCCACATTCCATCCATTCCATTTGTAGTATCATTTGATCCTTGAATTTCATAAAGTCTAGGAATGTCATAATAACTTGGGTTATATCCCGCCAAGACACCTGCCTCTACTTCCATCCTCTCTGGAAAAAAGAACCATAATGTATGATAGTCAGAACTATAACCATAAGATACTGTATCTTCGTCATTCAATTCTGCTAAAGCATTTCCTTCAAGCCATGTTGAAATTCCGTTCTCGTACGAATTACTGGCACTTCTTCCAATTACTGTGCCATTAATATCATAAGGAATTCTTCTGTGATTAATTGTTTGATATGGCATTACACTTCACCAACTTTATCTAAAGCTTTTAACTGATGATTATATACAACTTTCGTTATGATTTTTTCATTCGCATCTGCAGGCACCCAGAGTTTAATCGTATATCCATTTGTGAAAAGCCTTAGATTTACTGCCAATTCCCCTTCAATTTCTCTTGGTAAAAGTTCTGGTAAAGCATTATATAATTCCATCATGAGTTCCATACCATCAACGAGTTTAGTGTAGTTCAGTTCCTTTCGATCTTTTCTATTCTCAATATTCATTACGCACCTCCTAAAAATAACTGGGATAATAATCAACTTCTACCTTTCCACCAATTTCGTCCGATGTGAGTTTCAGATTGTTTGTCCCGCTTTCAAAGATCATCCAATATGCATCCCCTCCGTGTTTCACTGTGCTTATGGCGTTGTCTCCATTCTTCATACAGGAGAAATTCTTTATATTGAGTATCACCATTTCTCCTGAATTAATATTCCCCAGATACTGCACCCAGACTCCATTATTTGTGTTCATAAGCATTGGGTTAGTGATCGGGCCAGTAAATTTTATTTCCATTGAGTTTAACGGAGCAGTTGCATTATATTCATGGGACCAAGTATGGTTTTTTTCTCCAATCATTTCATTGAGGGATACCAATTCAATTCCATAGAAAAATGGATCTGGTAGCTCAACTTCCAGTGCAAACTTAGCATAGCCGTGTCCTTTTCTAACGAAGTTTAGTTCTGAACAAAGTTCTCCAAAGGATTCACGAATCTCACCATCTGGTAGGATTCTTCTTAAAGTGTGTATCCCCGGTTTCGCAATACCTCTTATGAATTCATCTATATGATTATCCAGCTGTATTCTGTTATTTCCTTTGATCCACATGGAGAATACAACTTTACGTCTATCGTATCGCTTCTTGACCCACCGGTTTCCATGCTGAAAAGGAACTTGAAGATTACTTCCCCTATATTTGGGAACGCCGATTCCTTCAATGATCTCTTCTATATCCCATTTTCCATACTTCGTAAGCTCCACTCCATTAAATATCCATAATTCTCTGCCCATCAATCCACCTCCTTTACACCAATCCGTATGAGTGCTTCAAAAGCGTAGATCGAATACTCTCTGAAGAAGACTCTGCATTTGGATTATTGATGGTAATGTTGTAGTGATTTGTTACTCCACCACTCATATCTTCCATTCCAGTATTTAAGCCGATTTTCTCAAGTAACCCTTGTAATAGTCCTACTAAGTTTTCTATTGGTACCATCGCACCGTTTGTGACATTTGAAGTATCTGGAATAATATTTCCTACTGCATTAACATCCATTTTCATCTCATCAAATTCTGTTGGAATAGCATTCTTTATGTCTTGTTCTACATCTTTCATGACACTGCTAAACCCAACCCCAATTCCTTCACCCATATTCGTTCCTATACCTGCAAACACCGTCGATGGAGAATGAATTCCTAGTAAGCCCTTTACACCTTTCACGATTCCACTCATGGCGCCATTCACTTTCTCTCTGATCCAACCAATCATCGATGAAATACCGTTCCAGAGTCCCTGAATGATATTTTGACCTACTTGGTTCATGGAAGGAATGATCTTTGATACTCCTCCTAACAAAGCAGACAATATCTGTGGAATCTGATTTAGCATTTGCGGTATCGCTCTTATTAGGCCATAGGCAAGTTGAACAATCAAACCTATCCCCATCTCGACAAGTCTTGGATAGTTTGAAACAAGAAACGTTACAATGCTCGCAATGATCTGAGGCAGTGCTTCAATCAGTGTCGGAAGTGCATTCAGGAGTCCTTGCGCCAATCCACTAATTAGCGTAAAGGCTGCATCAAGAAGTAGATCTATGTTTTCTATTAAAGTTGTTGCGATCAGAATGATTGCTTCAATCATGGATGGAATTAGAACCGGTAATGCTAACCCTATTCCTTCTACAAGCGATGTTATGAGCAGCATTGCAGCTTCAATCAGCAGTGGCAGATTATCAACAAGAGCTCCTACAATGGTCATTATCGCGTCCACTGCTGCAGGAATAAGCTCTGGAAGTAAACTTAGTAATGTAGCCAGCACCTGTTCGAATAAAGTAGTTGCAGTGCTCAGAAGAATTGGAAGCAGGTCACCAACCGCTAGAAGAATTCCATTCATGGCAGCTGGTAGCGCGGCTACGATATTCTCTAAAATTGGTACTATGTTTACGACGACGGACTGAAACGCATCAACAAGGTTTTGAGTAAGGTTTGTCATATCCGCATCAGCATTCCCAAGTCCTGCTGTGAACGATCCAAGTGCCGCCTGAAAAAGGCCTAAGGATCCTGTCACCGTCTGTGTGGATTCACGGGCAAAGTTCCCTGCATATTGTTCCGTATTTTCAAAGAACATCTGCATGGCAACTTCAGCTTTTTCTGCATTAGAGGCTGAAGCCCATGTGAAATCCAGTCCTTTGGCAAGAGCATAAGCTTCAACATTCGTTGCATTCATGGCCACTCCCAGATTGTCCATCATGGTAAAGTTTCCCTTGGCAGCACCAGCTACGGAGTCCAGTGCCATCTGCATGTCGATACCCATTACAGATGCCATATCTGCAGCTCTCTGCATAGCCTTTTCAGTCAAGTCCATGCTTTTCTGCTGCTCAAGTCCTGATCCCTGAAACAGTGCGCCCATCTTGTTGGCTGTGGCCAGGTAGTCACTCTGGGATACACCCAGGTTTTTATACGCTTCTTCACCTGTTTTCTGTATGGAAGCTGCGTATTCTCCAAATACTGCCTCTGATCCACCAAGGTTCTGTTCCAATTCACCGAACTGCTGAACAACTTCTTTACCTATCTTGATTGCAGCAGCACCAGCTGCGATGGTAACCGCACCCATGGAAGCTCCTATACCTTTAAGGATGCCACCCAGCTTATCGAATCTACCCCCTGCATCATCGGCAGATTTACCAGATTTCTCTAGTTTCTCTCCTAGATCTTCTGCTTTACCTGCAGATTCTCCAAGTTCCTTTTCCATTTTGTTTAAGTCCGCATTGGCATTATTAAGTTGGACTTGCCATGCTTTTGTTCGCTTGTCGTTTTCTCCAAAGGAGTCGGAAGCATTCTTCAGTGCAGATTCAAGCGTTTTAATTTTATCCTTCTGTGTATCAATTTCCTTATTTAAGACTTCATTCCTTGCTGTGACAGCCTTTACTGAACTATCCTGCTTATCAAATTGTGATGTCACAAGGTTCATCTCAGAACCCAGCACTTTAAAGCTTTGATTGATGTCTCTTAGTGAATCCTTAAACTCCTTTTCACCTTCGACGCCAATCTTAAATCCAAAACTGTCTGACATGCTTCCTCACCTCCTTATTTTGTACGTCTATTAAGCGTACTTAACACATCTATTTCTTGAAAAGAGAAAACAAAAAGACACCTCTTAATGAGATGCCTAGTGCTTATATCCTTTATAAACTGATAATCGCTTTTATAGCCTTTATATCCTTAGAATCACTGTTATAACTTTTGCTAAATGAATTCTGGGATGACGTCATCAATATAATGTTCGATCTTTGGTTTAGAAATGCCGATAAACTGCTTATGACATTCCCATAAATCCAAAAGATACCCAAATGGCAAGAGCCATATTTCTTCTTCGTTTCTATTTAGATGAACTGTTCCGTAATAGATTAGTCGGATAAAGACTTCATCATCCTCTACCCGACCACTTCGTTTTTTGAGGTTCCACTCTCTATAGTCCTTTTGGTGCCTTTCATCATACAGGACATGATGGCATTCTTGTACTCAGCAAGCTCAAATGGAGTGGTAAGAAGTTCTACCTCCTCCTCTTGCAGTTCCTCTTTCCTGTTTTCTTTATTCTTCAGATTATGTATGAGGATTGACTGATTTGCTAGAAGCGTTATAAGCCAGATAATCTCATCTAGTGCCATTTCAAAGTTCTCAGATTTCATGAGCTTGTTCCCTAAGTTCTCTAGCCCACCGTATCTTTTTGCAATCTCTTTTGTTGCCTTAGTTGTGAGTATTAATGGGTATATTTCTTCTCCTATTTCAATTAGAGCACTCCTATCTTGAGATGCTTCATCAAGTTTAATTTTTTCTTGTGTCATTCTTTAACCTCCTACACTTCAACAGTAAATTCTGGTTCATAGACAGATGAAAACCAGCTTGACAAGGTTACTGGAACTACGCCTGTATCCCCTTCAGTCACTTCAGATTTCCATGGATGCTTATTTTCAACATCCGGTTTATTTCGACTAAATACTGTACCTTCTATGGTCGGGCTGCTGAAAGTGACAGAATCTCCCTTGGTAGCAAGACTTGTAGGTGGAACACTGAAGATCACTCTGTAAAGCCAGAAGTAGCGATACTTTCCATTTGCTTTCTTCGCACGAAATCCTACTGCAACAGGAGTTCCTCCATCTTCGCTTCTTGAGATTACGACATTGTTATTGTCGAGCTTACATCCTGTCAGGTCCTGGGCTACGGAAGATCCTATATCATCAATTCCTAAGCTTAATGTTCCATTCTTGAATTCCTTCACCACTTCAGAAGCACCATCATCCGCATAAAGGATCGCTTCACTTAGTTCAATGCTTAATTCAGCGGTCATTGCTTTGGCAAGCACTTTTGGTGTTTCATAGGTTTCTATGCCACTTGGGTCTTCAGTTATTTTTGAATAGTAAAGACTATCCAGACCTATTGTCGCCATTTATTCATCCTCCATTTCATATTCTTTTAAAACATCAATCACATAATGATGATATTTTGTGTCATTTTCATATCCAATGTATTGCCTATCTGTAATGGTCATGCCGGAATTCATGAGAAGCTTAGTGATCTGCTTCTTCCTCAGTATATAATTCTTCTTTGTAAATAAAGAGATTCTAACCTCAGTCACTTCATACATTGGTTCGTTATCAGCAAAGTGCTGGAGTCTGTCATTTATTGGTGTCAAAACCAGATATTCCTCTGGTGATGTGCTAGAGAACACCCCCGTTTCAATTGGAATACTGACTGACTGAAGCATTGTAATTAGTTCTTTTAAAATGCTCATAAACTATCAATCTCCATTTCCAATGTATTCTTCATAACTTCTACGCATGCTTTTCTTGAAGATGACCTGGTCTGCTTCAACCATGGTTTAGGAGATTGGCCGGACTTTCCATATTCGAGAATCGCCGCTTTCAATGCATTCGAAACACCCTTACGATCCTTTGTTGTGGAGACGCCCATTCTAATCGTCCAGTCTCCGTTGTGATCCTGATAAGGCTTTGATGATCCAAGTGAACCAATAAGATCACCAGTGGCCTCTGAAGGCTTTTTGGTGCCTTGTCCGATTCTTTGTGATAAATTATCTTTCGCTTTCTTTAAGACAGGTGCTGCCCCTTCGATAAGAACTCTCGGTACAATATCGTCAAGCTTTTCATTAAGCTTTGAGATCTTATTAAGAAAATCTTCTGGTAGCTTGTAACTTGCTCTCGCCATAATCATCACCCCTTGGAAGAACCAAATCTTTCACTGATTATTTCCAGATACATCCCGTTGTCCTTGATATCCTGAACACTTATGATGTTGTACTTTTCTTCCTCACAAAGCAGAAAATGCTCTGAAGTGATCTTTACACTTGGACTTCTTCTTATTCGAAAGAGTGTAGTTGCAGATGAATAACTTGCTCTATTTTTCCAGGCCTCACTTCCATGACGCTCTTCGCGATAGGCTTTACTTCTTAGAATGAGTTTCTCCACCTTGATAGCAAATCCCTCATTATCTGTTATGATGCTCGTTTCATAGATTTCAATAGGAATCCTCAGCTGAGCAATGCTCATAAAATCACATCCTTATTCAGTCTTAAGAGTGTTCTAACCACTTCCCAAACCTGCTCACTGGCATCTACCTTGTCATGAAAAAAGCCACCAGTGCTGCCATCTCTACTTTCATAAAAGTGAGATGACAACATGATGACTGCCTGTTCTGTGATGGCGTCCATAGATTGTTCTTCATAGTATCCAACAATCTTTCTCTGGTAACCTTCAGCATAGGAAGTTGCAGCAGTGATATAACTTTCTAAAAGCTGATCATCTTCAGCATGTTCCAGAACCAGATTCTTTTTAACTTTTTCAATCAGAGTCATACTCACTGCGCAGTTCCTCCTTATTCATTTTTCATAAATCCAGCGGTTTTCAGTTTAGTCAGAAGACTATTGAAATCTGCAAGTAACCCTGCGAGATCCACAGCAGCACTCTGCGGCTGAAAGTCAGCTTGACTAAATATCTCTCCATTAAGGGTTAGCTTTCCATTTTCAGTAATGATAAGCTCTCCCCCAATGACCGTTCTTTCTCCACCTTGCTCCGTGTAGTTTTTTGAATTATAACTCATATGCTACTCCTCCTACTTCTGCTTCAGAACTTTTATTGCTTCATGAAGAATGAGCTTACCATCAACTCTCTGACTTGCCTTGAAACCTACCTGTCCAGTTACAGCATAAAGCTCGTTCAGTCTCTGGAAGGATCTGCCTTGTCTATCTGCAACCCAGTAGTATCCAAAGTCACCGAAAGCGATAGACTTAGCCCCTGTTTCAATTGTTGGTACATAAACAGAAGTCTTGACTGTTCTGTTCAGGATGGTATCAGGCTGACCTCCAGTGATGGATGGCTGCCATAGATACTGACCATTACCGTCCTTCAGCTTTCTGATTGCCTTGACCGTAGAATCGTTCATGACGAAAGTCGCATTTTTTCTGTATGGAGACTTCAGGCTGTAGAAGAGATCCATTAGCTCGTCTGCTGTGATCGCAGTTGCTGATGCTGCAGTTATTCCTAGTTCTGCTCCACCTATGCTATGGAAAATACCTGTAGGCTTACCGGATCCATCTCCGATAAAGAAGGCTTCTTCTTCCTTTGCACCGATTCTTCTGGCAAACTCCTTAGCAATATAGCTTTCCAGATTAAAGACATTGTCGTTGAGAAGTTCTTCTGAAACCTTGATCATTGTGGCAAGCTTATAGGCACCAATGGATACCTGTGAGAATGCATCATCGGATTCTGGAATCTGACCTTCCTCATCTACCCATGAAGCTGTACCCTTTGAAGCTACAACCGGAATTTTTCGATCACCTGATGATGTTGTAATGACTTTAGCCAGGCTTCTGAAGAGATTCTCCTCAATAAGCGCATCTATAAGGATTCTTTCGAACTCGTCAGGAACCAGATATCCACCTTCGGAGTCTGTTCCGATTTGAAGTGCGTTGCTGACATCAAAGCTGTGCTTATTTCTCATGGTCTTCCAGAAGGCTTGTTTGTATTCATTGGATGCTCTGCCTTTCTTTTCATCACCGTTCATTCCCTGTCCTGGTTTACCCATGATGGGTGAAGCTGTAGGCCTCATAAGTTCCGCTTCAATGCTCGCCTGCCGCTCAAACCTTTCTATCTCCTTTCCGAGATTCACCACTTCTTCTTCCATGCGGTCATATACCGTTGTATTTTCGGCGGACATCATGCCATCTTTTTCTCTTTTATTGTCAAGGAATGACTTAGCATCCTCCCAGGCTTTGGCTCTTTTTTCTCTTAGTTCTAATATTTTATTCATTCTATCTTCCCCCTAAATTTAGTGTGTGATTAAGTTCAATCTTTTCTGAAGCTGATCTGCAGGTGTTCTGGTTTCATCCTTTGGTGGAATGAGTTTCATTAGAAGCGAGTTTGCAACAGCAGTTCGCGAAAACATCATTGGCTCCAGCATCTCTTCTTTTTTCTCTTCTTCGTTAAACATGATCTTGTCAACGAACCCCATCTCCAGAGCTTTTTTCGCATTAAACCAGGACTCTGCATCCATAAGGTGTCCGAGCTTAGCTCTGGAAAGTCCTGTCTTAAGCTCGTAGGCGTTGATGATGCTTTCCTTAACCTCACCCAGCATCTCAATCGCTTTCTGCATCTCCTTTGAATCTCCGATGGCCACCGTCATGGGGTTGTGGATCATCATCATAGCCACAGGAGACATCTGCACTTCCGTTCCTGCCATAGCAATTACGGAAGCGGCAGAGGCTGCGAGGCCATCAATCTTTATAGATACATTCCCTTGATAGTCCATCAGCATGTTGTAGATCTGAGCTGCACTAAAGACATCTCCACCCGGAGAGTTGATCCAAACAGTAATATCCCCCGTACATGAATTCAGTTCATCTTTGAATATCTTCGGCGTTACCTCATCTCCGTACCAGGTTTCATCTGAGATTTCGCCGTTGAGATACAGCGTTCTATCACTCCCGAAAGTATCTTTGTTCTCGTTTTTTACCCAGCTCCAAAATTTTCGTTTCATTACAAACCTCCTTCAACTCCTTATTTAATAGAGCAAAATGACCGAAATAAAAAGAAGCTGCTTTATCATAAGCATCCGCAGCTTCTTCCTTCGTATCGTATCTCCCTAAATGTTTTGTGCACCCATCAACACAAATACAAGCGGCATATCTATTCCTGTACTTGTCCCAGCTGACACCTTTAAATCCTGTTTTATTATTTTTAGAAAGCCTTGTATTGTAACTATTCTGCTTTTGACTTCCGATTCTTAAATTATTTTTTCTATTATCTGATGGATTTCCATTAATATGGTCTACCACCTTCCCTTTGAAAGGCTTAAGAATCATTCTGTGAAGCAAATTGTTATGACCACTCCTTATGTAGCCCATCTTATCGACTCGCCAATTGTTTCCATCCAGCACATTCAAATCCTCTGTATCTAGAAGAAAAATAGCGCCATCATTTAACACACACCTTGTCATATTTCCATTAATCACTATTTGCAGTGTTTGCACCTCCTGTACTTGCCCAGCTTCCAGCACTCTCCACATCCACCATATTTCCGTTTACCAGATACCTGTTTCCAATACCGTCTGGTAGCTTGTTCATGTCCTCCATCTCTCTGATGTCATCCGCTGAGAGCCAACCGTTCTGTCTTCCCACTGCATAGCCCGCCATTCTGCTTTGATAGTCTCCCCTTAGAAGTCCATTCACATTGAACTTCACGAAGTATTCGTTCTTCTCACTCTTGGAGAACAGGCTTCGCTGAATCGCCTGCTCCCAGCGTATAACCCATGGATCCAGTGTGTACATCACAAACTCCAGAGACTGCTGCTCGATATTCGAGAAGCTGGACTTCTCTAGGTCTCCGATCATATGTGGTGGAACTCTGAAAATACGAGCAATCTCATTGATCTGAAACTTTCTTGTTTCCAGGAACTGCGCCTGCTCTGGTGGAATTCCTATGCTTTGAAATTTCATGCCTTCTTCAAGTACTGCAATCCGATGTGCATTGTTCGAACCCTGATATAAATTGTTCCAACTCTCTCTGATCTTTGATGGATCCTTGACCACACCAGGATGTTCGAGAACTCCTCCAGGGTTTGCTCCATTAGCAAAAAAGGCAGCTCCATACTCTTCAGTCGCTATGGCTATGCCGATGGCGTTCTTCGCCATGGCTATTGGAGAGTAACCAACCAGACCATCAAACCCGAGTCCTGGGATATGAAGCACTTCATCACTGCGAAGTGGATAATAGGTTCCTTCCTTGTTGTAAAGGTAGAAGAGTTCACCACTATCTTTTCTCTCCACTGTCATCTTGTCAGGCATAAGTGGGTATAGGGCTATAACTTTCCCTCGACCATCCCGGATGATTTGTGCATATGCATTTCCCCAAATTAAAAGATGACCCATAAGTGTTTCTCTGAACACAAATGAAGTCATCTCTGGATTAGGCTCATCATGGAGGAGTTTGTAAAGTGAGTGATCAATAGCCTTCTCTTTTCCGTTGTCCTGATACCTGTAAGTATGTAGTGGAAGCGAAGCAATGGCCTCTGCCAGAACTCTAACACAGGCATAAACCGCTGTGGTCTGCAATGCAGTTCTTTCATTCACTATTTTCCCACTGGAAGTGGATCCGAAGAAAAAGGTATACGCATTCCCAAAGAAGCTATTTTTAGGTGCATCTCGCGATTGATTGTGTCTAGTTATAAAAGGTATTCTCATCTTCTCCTCCTAATTCTGCACATGAAAAAAGCACCTCGTTAGAGATGCTGGTTATTATGGCATTTTCGTAACCGAAATATAGTCTTCCCATGCACTAATCTTATCATGTTTTAAAGCTTCAAAATATACTCTATTAGCTATAATATCTGCAGCCCTAACTAAATACTTAGACTTCGAGTTGCAAAACTCTACTCTTACTTCTTTTAATTGTTCGAAGATAGGCTTATAGAAACAACTATATTTGTAGTTGAACGTACCGTTTTTAAATTCTTGTTCTAATCCTTCTCTTAATTCATATCTCCCATTAGTTGATGTAGTATGCTCATCTATAAAAAAATGGATTCTTTCTACATTCTCAGGCAATATAACCTTTGAACTAATTAAACGTTTTAGAGCTTTTTTCACTCCTATTTTATAAGAATAATCTAAGTACCTTTGTTTATCTTTTTTGCTATCAAAAATTCTCTCTAACAACTCTTTTTGTTTAACTACGACACCGAACTTATGACAACTATTTAAAGATTTATATAATGTATTCTTACTCTTAATAGAAATACTAGTGGCTTTAAGCTCCACTGTATTTCCATACCCTTCGGAAATCCTAACATTTTTCTCCATAGCAGCATATTTCCTGGACCATACTTCTTTTTGTTCGGATCCAAGGATAATTAAGCCTCCAAAAACAAAAATATCATTATTTATGTAATCAAAAACACCTGATTCATCAGAATAAATAAAAATATCCATTATTACCTCAATTTAAAAAACCGCCATATGGCGGCCTCGTGACCGACGACAGCACATGCCGCTTAAACGTTAATTCGGCTACACGAGTATACAGCGTATCTCTACCTGTAATTTAATTATAGACTATCAGAAACATATTGTCAAAGTGAAATCGTTAACATTTAATTAACAATGTTAAGTTTCTCTTTTAAAGCTCGTACCAATACTGCAGAGAAGTTAATTCTCTCCTGCTTTGCTAATATATCTATCCAGCTAGGAATAGTTAAAGTCTTTTTAACTAAAACTTCTTTGACCGTAGACCTGTGATAAGGCATCCAAACATTCACATAAATGACTTTCTGATCGTTATTACTTTCAACATTCATAGAATACTCTGGTAAGGCTTTAGAACTTTGTTCATAGTCAACAATATTTAGTGCTAAAAAATCTTGTGCTTCTTTAATAACATCTGAGTCTCTTAAAGCGGAAGAAATTGCTCCCTCAAAATCTGGAATTATAATATTTACGAAATCTGCTTCAGAATAGTCAAAAATAACTGGATACACATAATTCTCCTTCATTTTAAGTCCCCCTTCATCTATTACATATATTATAACACGTGTTGAACACGTGTCAATACTTTTTTATATTTTTATATTCCCAGAAATATGATATACTTTATGTGTACCTTTTCAGGCACCAAAGCTATGTGTATAAAGTGGATCATTGTCCCACTCATTTATTGAGGAGCGTGACAAGTTAGAAGTCTCGAAAGAGCTCCTAATCTTACTACGATAGTTGATTACCATATCAACTAACAACATAGTGGAGGTGTATTATGAATTACAGAGATGCCAAGAAAATTTTGAATGCTAATGGTTGGGTTCTTGTGCGGTCTAACGGTTCTCATCATCTATTTGAAAAAGCTGGTGAAGAAAGAAAGGCTAACATGCCTAAACATGGCTCAAAGGATTTATCTATTGGTGTTATCAAAGACCTTGAAAAGGTAACTGGTCTATCATTTCGGTGATAGACCTTTTATTTTGCTAAAAAACAATCATCTCTCTCTCGTCATAGATGCTGCTTTCATCTTTATTCCTGATACAACGATCCAGAGCCATGATGGTCGCTACAATTCCATCTATTTTTTCTACAGACTTTTCTTTATCTGGTTTAATATTCCCAGCAGGATCCTGACGCATGACAACATTCTGAGCCATCCATTTAAGTACAGGCTGACCGCCATGATTAATGTTCCCTTCCATGAGAAGCTTATACAGTTCTTTACTAGGTGGTGACATGTCTTTATACCCTTGCCCAAATGGAACTACAGTGAATCCCATATCTTCCAGGTTCTGAACCATCTGAGTGGCGTTCCATCTGTCAAATGCAATCTCTTTGATGTGATACTTCTCACCTAACTTCTCAATGAATTTCTCTATGAATCCATAATGAATGACGTTTCCTTCGGTTGTGTTGATATACCCTTGGAGCTCCCATACATCATAAAGTACATGATCCCTTCTGCATCTCAATTCTAAAGTGTCTTTGGGAAGCCAGAAAAATGGTAATACAATGTATTTTTCATCTTCATTTCTTGGTGGAAACACAAGAACAAATGCTGATATATCCGAAGTGCTGGAAAGATCCAGTCCTCCATAACATTCTCTTCCTTGCAGAGAATCCATATCGATTGAAAGATTTCCTCGATCATAAATGTGATCTGGAATCCAGCAGATTGTTGACGATGTCCATATATTGAGTCTTAGTTGTTTAAATATATTTTCTTCCGCTGGATTTTCAAGCGCATTCTTATATGCTTCTCGAACTCGATCAATTGTTATGATATGTCCAAGTGAAGGATTAGCCTTGTACCAGTTTTCCTCATCATTCCAGTCATCTTCATCTGTTAGTCCATAGACCACAGGATAGAAACTAGGATCATTTTTTCTGTCCGCTTTGATATCTAGTGATTTATTATGGAGATCATAACAGATACTGTTCTTGTCATTCCCTGCTGTCGTGATGATAAAGAA